GAGAAAGGGCCGAAGCACTTTACGCCAACTTTGGTTAGTGATGCCATCTAAGTCACCGCCTCAGCGTTGACCAAGAATCCACCATCGACCGCCCGAATCGGAAGTACCATCGGGTACGGCGGTGTTTTGAGGTGCGTCGATAATAAGTACCTTTCGAGTTTCATCCACTGAAATGTCAAGACTCTTATCAATAAGTGTGACTCCGGGCTTGTAGGCTCCGAACACACAAATAGGTGCATCGTCATTCATTTGTGCAGTAAGACCCGGTGTTGCAATAGTTATCTCAGTAGGCCCCACTCCGGTTACAACGCCTTGAAAAGTACCATCAACGGCGTAGATAGATTGGCCGGGGTAAAGAGCAAGGCGAGCGTCCACACCATCGACTATCAAAGTTTTGTTTCCAACTCCATGATTAGCGGCATTGTTAATGAGTACGCCAGTTGTGACGATTCCCGATGTAATGTGTCCACCGGAGGCTATCACGCTGGTAAGATGGCTTGAGTAATCAACTTCTCTTCCACCTGCTACAAATGTACCGGTCAACATCAAAAGGTCGCCTACTACATGCGTTCGTATATCTTGTTCTACAGTTCCCATATTTTTTCACCTTATTCATTTGTTGTGTTTAGATGCCCTTCAACGAGAGCAAGGGCGGCGGTCTTCGTAAGATAACCACTACCCTTGCTCACTTCGTTGTCGGTCAACCACTTAAGGATTGCCTTTCGTGACCAACCGTTGTCGGGGATTCCGTCATCGCCACTGTCAACAGTGACTTCTTCATCCTCTTCAATTTTGAAGTGCTTTTCGGGTAGCGTATGTCGCCACTCGTCCAGCCATGCTTGTGTGACTTCAACTACTTGTCCACGAATCCATGAAGTAGGCGAATCTCTTCGCCGCCTTTCATAGAATGGCCCAGTAAAGGTCACTTTAGGCATCTAATTCACGCTCAGTTAAGCAGTAGCACAGTAACCTGCACTACTTGATTTGCGCTTTCGGATTCCAAGATAAGACAAGGCAATGCTCCACCTGTTGCGAGGGGAGCGACCGTTGCATCTGCACCAACTTTACCTGTGTTGGTCATTGTTGCTGTCACATCTTTTGCGGAAGTTGCCGAAACAATTCCGACAATTCCGAGAATCTTTGAAGCACCCGCTGAAAACAATAGAGGTTCAACGGTTGTCGCTTGAACGATGTTTGCAGTGAAAGTAACCATTCGTAGGCTACCCAAAGCGTTACCATCAGTGTTCTGTGCGGTAAATCCGGTAAGAGAGCCGGGGTATGAACCACCAGCATTACCGTCTAACCAACCCGTTTCATCAACGGGTGTTCCTGTTCGCATGTCAATATCAGCAAGAATGTCAACGAGTGTGAAGTCGCTGTCTGCTACTTTGATGCTAAGTCCTTTTTCTGTTTTGGTTGTTGTTGCTACCATATTATTTCACATCCATAATTTTTTGCAACCCTCACTTGAGGTCACGGATTGAACCGTGTCCACCGAAGAAAGTCGTCCATAGTTCACCCATAGTACGGTACATTCCTTCTTGTCCGAGGCGGTTGATAGCGAACGGGTCGCCAGTTTCAATACCGCTCTCAAAGTATTGGGTTGGAATTGCTGTACTAAAGTACAAGTAATCAGTGTCAAGGAAGTACATACGGCTCAAAGTGTCTGTTTGAATATCCTTAGATGGGATGATTGGAACACCGTTGTAGGTAGCGACGATGAAACCGGCTTCGATACCGGGGACACCCTTCACACCGTTGTAGGTAGGAGTAACTCGCTTCTCTTCCATGAATCGCTGTTGCGACTGTAGGAGTTGTTGCAAGCGCATCAAAGTGTCGTATCCAGTGAGGATGACCTTTGGATTTCCACCACGAGTCCAGCACTTTTGGAACAAGTTGTCCAAGTGGTCGAGGGAGAGAGTTCGGTCAGTACCGGAGTTCTCATCGTGTTCTGCAAGGGACCAAGTGTTTTCACTTCGGTCAATGCTGTACATGTCTTCTGCGGAGCCAGCGGAGGCACCAGTAGTAACACGGTCAAGAGATTCAAAGTCGTTTCCGGCAACAGTAGCCTTGTCAACAGTGAGCATCTTGTTGATGTGCTCGGCGTGGTGCTTACCCATTTCTTCCTTAAGGATAGCACGAATGTCACCAAGTCCGTCGTCCTTGTCGGAGAGGAACATAGCGGTTTCGCTCATGTCGAAGGTGTGAACCACAGTCTTCGGCTTTGCGGCAATGTGCTGGAAGACAGGCTTGGTGGTGTCGGGTAGGGTTGCGTTTTCTGCAACACCGCCGCCAACAGCAAACGAAGGTCGCTCAGTGATGACTCGCCATCCACTGCGTTCCCATGGTCGCTTTGGTAGAATTGAGAAGGCGTTGAACTCTTGGTTCAACTGGCTCCAAACCTTTCGACCGTAGATTGCTTGGTAAGTACCAGCAGTAGTCGAGAGCATTGGTGCGTCTGCCTTGAGTAGTTCGCTACCGGAGTATGAGTAACCCATTGAGTTACCTGCGCCGTAGTAGTAGCGTTCCATGTCTGTAATGTTTCGGATATAATCTCGTGCCATAATTGTTCACCTCATTTATTTTGTTTTTCAAGCCCCTCGCAATGTTCGCTGTGCAAGCGAATGAACCTCATCCCAACCCATGTTGGCGAGGTCTTGCGTGGAAGGTACATCGACGGAAGAAGCAGACTTTTGGATTGAGGTCGAGCCACCAGTTCCAATGTTGTCAATTCGGTCGGATAGTTGTTCAATAGACTTCACGATAGTCGAAAGTGGTTCTCGTGCGTCGAAAGCGGCCTTTTCTTGTTCGGACTTTGCTAATTGCATTTCGTTTTGCAAACGCTTTGCAAAGTGTCCTTCAAGGTCGTTGCGGAAATATTGTTCGCTTGCGGCGGCTTTGTAGACTTCGTAAGCCGCTTCAATGTCGGAATCACTCACATTGTTTGAGTTGAGGTATCCCTTAGAGAGAGTTGCAGGTCCGAGAGCACCGGATGGGGTCTTTCCACCGGATGCGGTGATAGCGTTGATTGCACCGGTTGAGGGGGAACCTCCTTCTTGGCCACGGCCACGGACTTGACCAGCAAAGTAGTCAGCACCGTCAACGGCATCGGGGTTGTCGAAGCCACCAAGTTGTGCCTTCTCCAAGTTATCGAAGTGTTGTCGTGCACCCATGGTGTCAACACCAGCAGACTTGAGAGTGTTTTCCATCCAAGAAAGGTATTCGGAGGAAATAACATCGCTGTATTCACCCTTCATGTACATCTTGTCGTCTTTCTTTTCATCTTCTTTCATATCATCGTCACCTTTTTCTTCGGTTTTCTTTTCTTCTTTTTCATCGGAGCCTTCTTTACCCTTCATGTGCTCACGGAGGGCAGGAGGTAGTTCTCCCTTTTCCATTGCGTCCAATCGTGCTTCAAGCCTCGACATAATGCCGTTCAAATCACTGTTATCTTCTGTCATAGTAGTGTCCTCCTTCAAAATTCGGAATTGTGCTTCGGGATTAATACCCTTTTCACAAATCGTAACCTCATGCAACTCCATCTTTGAAATCTCTTGATAGTCGCCTTTTTCCATGTCGGACTTTCGCACTCGCTTGAATGCTTGTCCTCCAATGGAAAATCCACGAAGGTTACCCTTGCGGATTTCAGCGGCTACTTCACGAGCCTTCTCAATATCATTGCGGAGTTGTACTACAACGAACATTCCTGTGTCATCCACTTCGGATTTCCACATTCGTCCGTTAGAATCAATGTAGTTGTCAATTACTTCACCAACTTGAATGTTGGAGTGTGCCAATTGTACATTGCGGTATTTGTCACCTTTCATGAACCCATCAAAAGCATCTCGTAGTGCTCCACGGGTAATGAGGTCACCTTGCTTGTCAACAAGTTCAACCGATGCGTAGCCAGCGACAACCAAATCGTTACCACTCTTGAGAAGAGTGATACCGTCAGTAGGTCGTTGCATGGTGAGCATTAACCATTCGACTGATTGTTATGGTATTTATACCACACGCTAAGAATGAGATACTAATGGTTGGTCACCATCGTAGTCTATAGACAAATCTTCACCTTCATCTGTTTGCACCTTTATGTGGTTCAGTCTGTCTTTTTTCTTCTCTTTTATTTCATCGTGATTTTTCTTTTCACCATCAAAATCGGGAAGTGTGGATTCGTTTCGTAGTTGTGTAGGACCACGAGGCGACTCTTGTGGGGTTCCTACATCTATACCCAAACCTTTCGGACCAGTCCATGTCATCTTCTCTTTGGAAATTTTATCCAATGCACGAACAATAATTTCCAATGCCTTCTTGGTTTGATTAGGTTTGAGAATACGATTATCATCATCTTCTTCAAGAATACCAACACTTCCT